GTCAAAGGAACCATCCCTTTCGGCCGCTACCGCAGCAACAACTCCTCCCCAAAGCAAAAGCAACTCACGCCAGAAACAGAAGAAGCGATCCGCAACGAAGCGTATCCAAACCTCCACAACTGGCACCACCCCGAGCGGCGCACTGCAAACGTCATCAAATCACTTGAAAGACAAGCAGGCCGCCGCGTCAAAGGCAAAGTCCCGGCAGAGGAAGAACAAGAAAAGCTCTTCACAGAGCTCCTCATCATGTTCGACCCCTTCCGGACTGAGGCCCCCGACTGGTGCAAGGGATCAGAAATAGATTTTCCGGCCCTGCGTGCATTGCTGGCTCACTTCATCAACGATGTAGTGACGCGCAGCTCGTCCCCTGGAGCCCCCAGCAACAACGAATTTGGAGACAATGTTTCGTTGTTCCTGTCCAAGGGTCACGAATTGATCGACGCCGTGTGCTACATAGCTCACGTGTGTGCCACTGAAGATGTGACTGACATGTCCATGGAAGACCTCGCTCTCGCAGGCCTCACCCATCCGGCCAAGCTCAGTCCCAAAGACGAGCCTCTCTCGCAGCGCAAGCTGGACGAGGGGCGCGTGCGCTTGATTGCACTTGTCAGCATAGTTATCAGCCTCTACGAGAGAGCACTGTGCTACGTGCAAAACAAGAACGAGATCGCCAACTGGCAGCGTTGCCCCTCCAAACCGGGAATGGGCTTCACGGCCAGCGACAGCGATGCCGTTTACGACCATGTTACGTCTCTCGCCGAGACTAGAACAGCCGCCGCCGACGTTACAGGCTTTGATTGGTCCGTCCAGGAGTGGGAACTCCTGCTCGAGAACCGAATCAGAGTCGCGTTGGCCGGTTGCACCAACGACAGCCTCTATGCCAAGCTCATGGCGGGGCGCATCCACATCCACATCAACACGCCACTGATGTTGCCAAACGGTTGCGCCTACCGCCTAGCGATTCCTGGCATTCAGCTATCCGGTACCTACAACACCTCCTG